GTGATCCATAAAGCGATCTTAGGACGGTCTAAAGGAGCGTTTATGCAACAATACTTTCGTTGTATTAACCGCGAGTATGGTCAATGGGAACCGCTGCCTCAGTCGCTTGATTACGTGATGAAGCAAATAAAACCTTGGACGTATGTGCTAGAGCCTGGCGAGTATAGAGATAAGTTACCGCCGCTGCATACTGTCAGAATGTCGGTTGATATGCCGGATAGAAAATCATATGAGACTATGAAAAAGGAGTTTGTTCTTGAGCTTAGTCAAACGATCACCGCTGCGACCGCTGCTGCTGTCACGAATAAGTTACAACAGCTTGCGGGCGGGTTTGTCTACGGACCCAACGGTCCTGAATGGATCTCCTACCACAAATTTGATGTTTTGGGCGAAATTCTATCTGAAAATCAGCGAGACAATACAATCATCGTCTACAACTACAAAGAAGAGCTAGCCGAGATACAACGCCGATACCCGCAAATGCAAACTATAGATGCGCCTGACGCCGTCGAGCGGTGGAATAAAGGCGAAATAGAAATCTTAGCTATACACCCCAAAAGCGCCGGGCATGGATTGAACCTACAGTTTGGTGGCAACAAGATCGTTTTTCTGTCAATGCCTTGGTCGCTTGAGCTTTATGAACAAACAATCGGACGACTGCATCGGTCAGGCCAGACCAAAGACGTATGGTGTTACGTTATCCTTTGTAATAAAACTATTGACGAACGCATATTTGCCAGTTTATATGACAAGAAATCTTTAGCGGAGTTAGCCCTAGATGAATTGGCGCGAAATTAACCAGGCCATCGCAGGCTTCACAGAACAAGAGGTATTGGACCTCTTGGAGGACGAGCGCCATAACGCTCGGCGGTCCACAATACTCATACGTCTACACCAGCGGTATACAACGCTGCGAGCGACGCGTGAACGGACTGAATTGTTAAGGGGAATAGAAAATGAATCCACACGATCTACTGAAACAGGCCAGCGACTTAATCGGAGAGCGCGGCGCTGATTACGGGGGAATTGAAAATAACTTCCAGCTCATTGCAGATCTTGCTTCTTTGCGTCTCGGTCGTGATATACATCCTTATGAAGTGGCAGTCATAATGGTGTGCGTCAAAAACGCGCGTAACTTTGCTAACCCGACGCATACAGATAGCCGTTTAGACGCCATGAATTATGAGGCGTTTGCGACGATGTTTGCCAAAGATTACGAAGATCAAAAATCAAACGCTGGCGCTGATATTGACTACAAGCGCAAGCGCGATTTTAGGGCGGCAGTTGTCACTAAGCTTAATACTAAGCTTGACCTTTCACATTTGGAAACTGTGCAAGCTCCCCGGTCGGCAGAGTCTTAAAACTACGTCGCACAGCGGCCAGCATTAAAATAGCTTCCTTGCGTAGATCGTCATCTTTAATATGCGCGGTATATGCAAGGAGTTTTGTAAACGAGTTACAACGTGCGGCTACCGGATCTAATTCGGCTTCCTCAATAATGTCTGGGCCGTCATATAGATCTTCATCGTCTTCCGTCATGATTTCTTCCTTTTTTTAGAAGCATCATATTCTCTACGGAGCGCGTCTAATATTAAGACACCCTTTTCAATTGTTGGCGCGCAGAACACACGCCCGCGTGACGTGCCAGCTTCTCTAGGGTCTATAATTATTAAAGCTGCCGGGTGCATGGGCATCTTTTTAAGACCTAATGACTTAGCGTAGGTATCGGCCACCTTATACCCTGACACCCGGACAAGTTGAGCGGCGGTGCCATCGGGCGTTATCATACCCTCATCGCCACCGATGTGCTTATGGCCTGCGATAAGAAGATGATCACGGAAGCCAGCTATAGCCTCACGCTTTGGACCGTGCATAGAGTTCCAAATTGAGTGGCCTGGAAAGTCATGACGTGCATGGACACGCGTCTCTGAGCCATCTGGATGCTGAAGCGCCAGCCTTACGCCATGCTCTTCATACATGGAACCCGCTTGCTTTGCGAACCATGAAACAGGATCTCCTGACCCCGTCCATAAGTCATGATTTCCGGCCAGAATAAATAGCCATTGGACCGACTTGACCATCCATTCAACGAGCGTCCAAGATTCCCTAGCGGTGATGGATTGGTCAGCATACAGCCGAGCGAGGCGACCGACCCAGTTGTTTGCCAGGTCGCCAATATTACAAGGCAAGATATAAGGATGGCTACCAGCCAACTCAAGATGAGACTTAAGCAGCGCAAAGGCACACCCCGGATCGTCAATATGCGGATCACCCATACATAGCAGAGCTACAGGCCCGTCGATATTAATTTTTACTTTAATTAGATCTCTTGCTTCATCGGCGTTAATAATTCGCTCGCTTTCCGATAAGCGATCACGAATTAATTCATCAATTTGACGCGTGCGATGAGGAAGTTTTGGCTGTTCAAATTTATTATATTTTAACATTAAATAGCGGAGACGATGGCGGTCTATGCCTAACTCTTTCGCCGCTTTACTAATATGATACCGCCCAGATGGTTGTTTGTGCTTTTTGAGGACTTGCTCAACATCACGGGCGGTTATCATTTGCGAAGCCAACCACATTTGAGTGCGACCCCGACCGCGTTATGCTCACGTATTTGAGCAATCGTAGGGGCCGTATCGTGCCGCGAATAGTAGATAGCTCTCGCGGCTTGGCAAAATGATGCGTGGTCAATCTCGGATGAAAGGGTCGTTGACTGGCACGCTGTCAGGCTTAGAGGCAACATCAGCGCGAACAGCTTCGCGAGCAGCGATAGCAAGTTGAGCTTCATTGGCTTGCGCCTTCATGTTTTCTAATTGAGCTTGCGCGACACCTGACTGCACAAGTTGTTTTTCATGCAGCCAGTTGAAGAAATTGACAATAACGCCCATCAATCCACTGAGAAGTGAAATTAGAGCGGTTATACTCATTGCGTTGGGCGGATTATTTTAATGATGCCCATAACTAGAACGCCAACCGTTGGGACAAGCGCACCGATCTCAGCAGCGTGCGGCAAGAAGCCGATGCTGGCGATAACAGTAGCAAGCCCTGAATAGGTTGACTGTTCAGAGATACGTGCAAGAATCCAAGACGTAATATTATTCATACTTAACTCCTATTAGCTGACGCGCGCCGCTTGGAAGTGCATACCATCTTTGCTTCTGCCCGACCAAGAACCACCCCAAGTCCAACCTTCGTCCTCGAAGGCACGTAGAACTTGGGGCACTTTTGCGAAGTGCGGATCTTGGTCGTGAAACCAATTCCGGGGGGCGTCAAGGTCAATAGCACACCCATATGCGTGCATTGACAATACGTTACCGCCGCGCATTACACGATAGTTATATGACCCTGAAAAGACAGAGACGCCCCAATCGTCAATTATTTTTTGATTTTTACCAGATGCAAGCCATATTGCGTCAAAAATCCGTGACAAACTGTCCGCGCATTTCTTATTTATGGCAATTGACGTGATCGGCTTGCCAGCAAACTGCATTTTAAATGGCGGGTTGACTCGAACAAGGTTAGCTTTTTCCCATTGCGCTGAAGCGCGGCCATTACGACCGCGAGGATTGCCGTAGAACGCATCGCACTGTGATTGAAGCGGCCAAGTCATCGGTCTGCCTTTTGAGAAATGAGATCTTGAATACGATCTAATTTAGAAAAAATCGCGTTAAGCGACGTATTAAACTCATCGCGCGTCACATATCGTCCGGCCACAAGCACCTCAATTGATGCGACCTTATCGACAAGCGCCTTGTCAGCCGTCTGAAGATCCTTTAATGACCCCCATATGGTGTTAAGCACCCATCCAAAAGTGACGCTCACTATCGCCGTGGCGACATTAAAAAAGAACTGATATTCGCTCATTTTCATCTCGCCATCGCGTTACGGTTTTGCTGTGGATTCAATGCGTTTTGAAGTGTGACTGCACCACGAATCATTTCAGACGGCGTGGTTTTACGTTTTACTTTTGTAACCTGTTGTTTATTTAACGCATCTTCTATTAACTGACCTAATCGCTCAGGATCTTTTACTAATAAATCAGCGGTTTTTAACACCATTCGACGGTTAGATATTTTTTGAAATTTATCTATTATTGATTTTATAAGCGTAGTGTTTCGCGATAAAGTATTTGGAAGATCTTCAGATGAAACACCGGCTTCTGCACCTAGTTTGGTAACGCCGGGCGCGCGTCGAACACCGGCTAATTGGTCTACTTCGTTTAATCTTTTTATCTCATCCGCTACAACGCGCAGATCAGTTAATTGAGCTGGCGTAAATGTATTATCTAATTGAATTGTCATTTTTTTATCTGGCAACGGCGCTTCTTTAGCTATTTTAGCTGTTTGTTGCTGTGTCCTTACAAGACCTCTAATACGACCATATTGATCGCTCAGCACCATGCGAAGTGGTTTTTCATTTTTATCAAGATATTTCATAGCCGCTTCAGGGTCGCCTGAACGAATAAGATTAAGCGCTCTATCTGATACTTCTTTATTAAGCGCTTCTAACGCCTCTGGCGAATTACGAAGACGACGCTGTAAAAAGTCCATATTAGGCGCTGACTTAAGTGCTTCATCAACAACTTCAGCGGGGCTTGCTTTACGCATAATTCTAGCTTGTTCAGCTAGACGCTCCATACCAGTTTGAAGGCGCGCCGCTTCCGCACGGATAGGCTGAAGAATTGTATTAGCATCAACGCCCATTATATTAAGTTGACGCCCATGATCGGCTATAAATTTATCTATAGCTTCGGGGTTCACCATACGCGTGGTAGGATCAACAACAGCCTTTCTAGCTAAATCTTCTACGCCGGTAAGCATAGCTTGTCGGGCTAAAGGATCATTACGGTATGTTGTTGCAAACTGTTGAGCGCCGCGTTCATCTTGTAAAAATGTTTTAACAACGCGGTCAGGCAATAGACCAGGCTCATTTTTACCTGTTGTTCGCAGAATATCTCTGACAACACCAGTCCTAAATCTAGGAATAACTTCTTCGCGGTGCATTTGAAGCCCACGATTATAAAGATTGCGTGCGGTGTTCGGTAATTCAGGACTTCTAGCAATAGCAGTTCGAATTGCATCATAAACGCCGTAAAGATTAGGAAGCGTTTGCGCCGCGCCGAAAGCCATAGATCTTTCAGCGCCAGCAATATCTAATCCTACAGCTTTACGAACTTCATCAAGCT